CAGGAGAAGTTCACGTCGTTCATCCAGGAGGCCGCCCAGGCTGCCCTGGAGGAGCACCTGCGCGACAAGGTGCCGAAGGGCGAGCACAAGAAGTGGAAGGTCTACCTGCCCTTCGAGCCGGTCTGCGACGCGGACGGCAACGAGACCGGCCAGATTGAGGTGAAGTTCGCCCAGAACCACACCCTCAAGCTCAAGGACGGCACGATTAAGAAGGTCTACATCGCCGTCTACGACCGCGACGATACCCTGCTGTCCAAGGAGGTCACCGACCCGGAGACGGGCGAGAAGTCCTGGGAGTCGCCGCCGATCTTCGCTGGCGCCGAGGTCCGCTTCCGCTACACCCTCCGGCCGGTCGCCGTACAGTCGGCCAAGATGGCCGGCGTCCGCCTGGACTTCAGCTCGGTGCAGATCATCAAGTCGGGCGGCGGTGCCAAGCGCGGCGGCTTCGGCGCCTACAGCGACGACACGGAGGCCCAGGCCACCACGTCGGACGGCGAGGCTGCCGAGGACAGCCCGTACTGAGGGACGCCCCATGAACCACGTCCCCGAGGAGGGCTTCGGTAACGCCGAGGCCCTGACGGTTGGTGCGGCTGCGCAAGGCATGGGCCAGCGCTTCGTCACCGACATGACGGCGGCCGGTGTGGTCACCGTACAGCTTGCTGGTGGCCAGCCCTTCTCCCTCCAGGCACCCGTTGGAACGACCTTCTGGCACCTCAAGGTCGCCAAGGTGACAGGCAACACCGGGACCGGCACCTTCACCAACCTGAGCGCCTGATGGCGGGCATCGCCAAGCAGGACAACCAGCGGCCCGGTAGGTTCAACCACTGGGCCGCCCGCATCGGGAAGGACCCCGGACTCCTCCACGGCTTCCGCTCTGGCCTGGAGGACACCAACGCAGAGTGGCTGCGGAAGCACGGCGTGGAGGTGGCCTTCGAGTCCATGAAGGTCCGCTACATCCAGCCGCGCACCCTGCACAACTACACGCCCGACTTCCCGCTCCCCAACGGCGTCATCGTGGAGACCAAGGGCAAGTTCGAGCCGGCCGACCGCAAGAAGCACCTGCTGATCAAGAAGCAGTGGCCCGAGCTGGACATCCGGTTCGTCTTCCAGCGGCCCTCCGACAAGATCAGGAAGGGCAGCCCCACGACCTACGCCATGTGGGCCGAGAAGCACGGCTTCCGGTGGGCCACCAAGCTGATCCCCGTCGAGTGGATGCAGGAGCCCGGCCCCGAGAAGAAGCCGGCTGAGGTGCTGAAGGGCAAGCCCCTGGAGGTGTTTGATGCAGAAGAGTAATCGCGACTTGTTCGGCGAGGAGCTGGCGGCGGAGATCGACCGCATCCGCGCCGAAACCGCCCTAACGTCATTGCGCGAGACCTTGGGCGAGGTCTTCAAGTGGGCCTTGGAGCATCCGGGTGTTGGCTTTGAGCGCCTCTGGGATGCCATCCAGGATACGCTCAAGGAGCTGGCCCCGGACACCATGGAGTACAAGGACCGGCACGATTGAGCCTGTCCTGGCGGCCCCGCGAGCAGACCAACGCCGTGGTGGTCCACGACACGCACACCAAGCCCGACATCGCGCACGTTGAGGCGTACCTGCTGACCAAGGGGCTCGCCATGGGCCTCCTCGACATCGGGTACCACTTCGTCATCGAGCGCGATGGAGACTTCCTGGCCACCCGGTCGGACCACCTCATCGGCAACCACGCCCCGCACTACAACCTCGACACCATCGGCATCGCCCTCGTGGGTGGCCTGGACGAGGAGGGGCGGCAGGTCGACAACTTCACCGAGGAACAACGCGACACGCTCGCCTTCCTCATCGCCTACTGCCAGCTCAAGTACACACCGCCGTTCCCCTTGAGGGTGAGTGGCCACACCGAGCTGGCCCGCTTCAAGGACCGCGACATGCGTTGCCCCGCGACCGACATGGTCAGCGTGCGGGCAAGCTGGCGGCCGGTCTACGAGCAGATCAAGGACACACCCTTGGCACGTACCGACAAGACGGCCGACCTCGCCTCCCAGCGCAAGCTGGTCCGCGACTACCTGGAGCATGGCCGCCTCCTCACCAACCGCCGCGCTCTGTTGGAGCTGGGCATCGGGTCGCTCTCCTCGCGCATCGCCGAGCTGCGGGCCGAAGGCGTCAACATCCAGGACCGCTGGGAGCGGGACGGCCACGGCGCCCGCCTGAAGACCTACTTCATCCCCGAGGCGCGGGAAGCCTACGTCAAGGGCACGAAGCCCGGCCAGGACTGACCCATGAGTGGTGTGTCCGACTATGACGATGCGGACTCTGGTGATCGGCTGAAGCTCGCCCGCCTGCGCCGCCAGCTAGAGCTGGAGGCCATCGGCCCCATCGGCGACCGCCTCCTGGAGGCCTGCATCGGTGACTTCCTCGGTGCCGGCGTCAGCCGCCGCGTGTTTGCCTGGAGGCCCGACCCCACGCTGGTCGTGAAGATCGAATACAGCGAGGGCTACTTCCAGAACGCCATGGAGTGGAAGGCGTGGATGGCCCTCGGCCGGTCGCCTTTCGGCGAGCGCTGGCTCTTGCCGTGCGTCTCCGTCTCCAAGGATGGCCGCTTCCTGTGGCAGCGGCTTGGGGACAAGGCCCCCTGGAACACCGCCGGCCGGGCCGAGGCGATTACCGACTTCGCCGGCATCGAGGAAGGCGCAGGCATCTTCTGCGACCACCACGACGCCAACTGGATGTGGAACGAGCAGGCCGGCCTCTGGCAGCTCGCCGATTACGGCTTCGTCCACCCCTTCGACCGGCTCGCCCAGTGGGAGCCGCCCGCAGCCGACCCGGTGGCCACGAAGCCGCGCCGGGCCAAGAAAGGAGCATGACCATGCTTCTGTTCATCGCCGGCATCCTCGCCTTCCTGAGCCTGATGGCCATCTACGCCTTGAAGTGGTTGGGCATCGGCCTGGGCCTCTATATTGCCTACTGGGGCGCCGCGCTCCTCCTTGCCGCGCCGTGGCCCTACCTCCTGGCCGCCCACCAACTCATCGGCCTCATCGTGGTGTGGGCTCTGTCATACGTGGTGGTGGCGGTCGTCCTGGTGCTCTCGGCCGCGCTGACGGTCGGCCACTAGGATGCACGACGACCGCGAGGGTGGGGCAGCCGTCTCCACCCACGTGGTGTCCATGGGGCCATGCCCCAAGTGCGGCTCCCCCGACAACCTGAAGACCTACGCGGATGGCCACCAGCACTGCTTCTCGGCGGGCTGCGGCTATCACGTCCAGGCGTCCGGTGAGGAGAAGGGCACCACCCAAAGCGAGACCTTCAAAGCAACCCGAATGGACCTATTCGACGCCTACGGGGCCGACCAATCTCCCCGACGCGGCATCTCCACACGCACCCTCCAGCGCTACGGCGTGTTCACCACCAAGTCCAAGGGTGCGGAGATCATCGTCTACCCGGAGTACGCCGAGGGCGGGCTGATCGCGGCCCAGAAGCTGCGGAGACCCGACAAGACCTTCCCCTGGGTCTATGCGGGTGACATGCCGAAGGACCCCCAAGGCCACCCGGCGGTCAGCCGCTGCTGGCTCTGGGGCCGGAATGTCTACGGCGACAACTTCGACAAGCGCATCGTCATCACCGAGGGCGAGGAGGACGCCATGTCGGTCGCCGAGGTGACCGACTTCAAGTTCCCCGCCGTGTCCATCGTCAACGGGGCGGCTGCCGCCAAGGCCAGCCTCCAGGCCAACTACCTCTGGCTCGACCGGTTCGAGGAAATCATCCTCTGGTTCGATGACGACGAGGCAGGCCGACAGGCGGTGGCGGAGTGTGCCCCGCTGTTCGCGGTCGGCAAGGTGCGCATCGCCAAGGCGCTCGGCTTCAAGGACGCCAACGCGGCGCTCCAGGCCAAGAAGCCCTCGGCGATTGAGGCGGCTGTCTGGGGGGCATCCCTGTGGCGGCCCGCCGGCATCGTCAACGCCTCGGCCAACCCCGACGACGTGACGGCCCCCAAGGACGAGGCGACCGCCGGCTTCCACTGGCCCTGGCCCTTCCTTGAGAAGATGGTCGGCCCGATGAGGCCTGGGCAGGTGGTCTACCACGTGGCCGGCACGGGCATTGGCAAGTCCTCCGTCGTCGCCGAGGTGGCGCACAACGTGCTCCAGCAGGGCGGCAAGATCGCCTGGATGGGCTTCGAGGACACCCGCCGCGAGACCAAGATGCGCTTCCTCAGCATCCAGGTTGACGAGCGACTGGACCTGAACCCCCGGCCTGACCCTGAGATGGTCAAGCTGCATGAGGAGGTGTTCGGCCCCGGCCGCGTCGAGCTGTTCGACCCCGAGAGCGCCGAGTGGACCATGGAGGCGATCATCCGCTACGTGCGGTATTGCGCCAAGGCCCTCGAATGCCAGTTCATCGTGCTGGACCCGCTGTCCTTCATTGCCGCCGGCATCGACCTTGAGGCCGACACCGTGAAGGCGCTGGACCGCGCCAGCCAGGAGATCGCCCGCGCCGCCAAGGAGCTGGGTGTCCACATTCAGGTCGCACACCACCTGCGGCGGACCATGGGCATCCCCCACGAGGAAGGCGCCCCGACCTCCATCAACGAGCTGCGCGGTAGCGGCAGCATCGCCAACTTCGCCGGCATTGTGCTCGGCTGGGAGCGGAACCAGCAGGCCGAAGGGCTTGCCACGCTCCTCCAGCAGTGCCGCGTCCTGAAGAACCGCCGGGTCGGCCCGACAGGCGTGGCGGGCGTGCTCGAATGGAACCCCATCAGCGGACGCTACAAGGTCAGCAACAAAGCCTTCCCCGAGCCGGGCAAGCCGGGGCAGGGAGGCAATAACCCCCATCGGGGTGGCTTCGGCAGGGCACCAGGCCCCCAGCACCCCGAGGAGACCTTCGATTGACAGATGAAGAAGGCCGCGAGCTGGGCACCCGCCTCCGGCTCGCCCAGGCTGCCATCGGCCTCTACAAGAAGGCCTACGACGCCCTCCTCTACTACGGCGTCAATTTCCGATCCCTACCGACCTTCGAGCAGCAGACGCCAGACGACCCCATGAAGGCCCCCCAGGCCTACATGAGCTGGGTCCAGCGGATGCGTAGCGACATCGACGCGGCCGTGCGCCGCAAGGGCTTCAAGGTCCACACCAAGGACGACAATGAAGAGTAAGCTGGTCGACACTGTCGCTTCCAACGAGGAGCACGTGCGCCTTCGCATCTTCGAGGGTGACCTGCCGGCCGACGAAGCGACAGCGGAGCTGCTTCGCCTGGAGCGGGAACAGCACGCTGAGACGCGCCGCAAGCTCGCCAAGGCCCAGAAGCGGCTGAAGCTGCTTGATGCCCTGGAGGCGGGCGGCGTCGATAACTGGGAGTGGTACGGCGAGGCGTGCAGCGAGGCCTACGGCGATGAGGACGACGACGAGGAATGACCCCCGTCGCCAACCTAGGGGCCTATAACGCCTCCCTGTCCAGCTCCCTGGACGAGAAGCTGCCTCTCATCGCCGACCTGCCTCAGGACGTCGGCTTCGTGGTCGACTACGGGTGCGGCGACGGGCTGCTGCTGGAAGAGGCTCGCCGCCTGCGGCCGAACCTTCGCTCCATCGGCTACGACACCTCACTGGACCAGATGGTCGCCGCCACGGCACGCGGAGTGGCCGCCACCACGCGGATAGAGTCCGTCCGGCTGGCCGCGCGAAACGCACCGTCCGACACCAAGACGGCCATGGTGCTGTCCTCCGTCGTCCACGAGCTGCCCCACCACGACCTGCGCCCCGTCCTCTACGAGGCACGCACCCTCGGCGCCGACTACATCGCCATCCGCGACCGTATGCTCTACCGGCGCTGGCTCGGAGGAGCCCGCAAGGAGGCCGCCCACGTGAAGTGGCGCACCAAGGGCGAGGACTGGCCCCGGCTCCGGGAGTTCGAGCGCCGCTGGGGCAGCATCGAGGAGCACCACCACCTCGTCCACTACCTCCTCAAGTACCGCTACCGGGACAACTGGAAGCGGGAGCTGGAGGAGAACTACATGGTGGACGTGGACACGCTCCTCTGCGTCGCCGAGAGCTTCGGCTACGTGCCCCAGAAGGTCGAGTTGTACCAGCAGCCCTGGCTCGGGGAGCACGTCAAGGAGGCCTTCGGGTTCGAGCTGACAGGCCCGACCCACTGCCGTCTCCTCCTCAAGCACTGCGGATAACGCACCTATTTGACCAACCGACCCTCGGGCGTCGGCCGGCACCTCTACTTCGACACCGAGGGCAACGGCCTATGGCGCCGCGTGCCTGCTGTCTTCAATAAGGACGGCAAGCTCCGCACCCCTGAGAAGCCCCAGATCACAGCGCTGTGGTGCATCGGGGCAGTCGACATCCACACCAACGAGGAGTTCTACTTCGGGGTGGACCAGGAGCCCGGCTCCGGGCACACCATGGAGGACGGCTACCTCTTCCTGACCGAGGCTGCGTCCCTGTGCGGGCACAACGCCATCGGCTTCGACTACAAGGTCCTCCGCAAGTTCGGCGGCCCCCATGGCTACAAGGACCCGGCGCTGTGCTGGGACTCCATGGTCACCGCCAAGCTGATCTGGCCTGCTGACGCCCTCATTGGCCCCGACATGAAGTTGGTGGCGCGGGGCAAGCTGGAACCGGTCCTCATCAAGCGCCACTCCCTGAAGGCCTGGGGCCAACGCCTCGGCGAGCTGAAGGACGAGTACAAGGGCGGCTTCGAGGCCTGGAACCAGGAGATGGCCGACTACATGATGCAGGACTGCCGGGCTGGCTTGAAGCTCTGGCGCCTGTGTCTGAAGCGGCTTGGCTGGGAAGGTGCCGATCCGGGTACCCGCCGCGTGCCCGATCTGGCCATGGAAATCGAGCACGGCTGCGCCGCCGTCATCTCCGACCAGGAGGACTGTGGCGTCCGGTTCGACCTGGAGAAGGCCCGCAAGCTGGCCGGCGAGCTGAAGGACGAACAGCTTCGGCTGGAAGCGATCCTCCAGGGGGTCTTCGGCAAGTGGTGGGCGGCCGGCAAGGAAGGCGTCTGGACCGCAACGTCTGACGTGAAGCGGCACGACTTCCCGGATATCACCCGGCTGCGCGTCTCCGAGAAGACCGGTAAGCCCCTGAAGCCTTACGTCGGCCCGCCCCTGGAGCACCACGAGAAGGGCGCCAAGTTCACCCGCGTCGAGTACGTGACCTTCTCGGCCTCCAACCGCAACCACCTCGGCAAGCGCCTTCAGGAGGTCTACGGCTGGCGGCCCCAGGAGTTCACGGAGGAGGGTGCCCCGAAGGTCGATGAGACCGTGCTGGAGGACATCCCCGAGAGCGTCGTCCCCAAGGAAGTGACCGAGGCCGCCACGGCCTACTTCAAGGTCACCAAGATGCTCGGGATGCTCGCGGTCGGTCCCAAGGCGTGGCTCAACCTCGTCCAGGACGACGGCAATATCTACGGCAAGGTCGACCCGTCCGGTACGGTGACCTATCGCGGCTCCCACCGAGACCCCAACCTCGGGCAGGTCCCTAAGGTCCAGGTCGACAAGGCCACGAAGCATCCGGTGCTCGGCATCAAGGGTGGCTACGGCTACGAGTGTCGCGACCTCTTCATCGCGGATGAGGGGTGGGAACTGACCGGCGTCGACATGTCCAGCCTGGAGCTGATCGACCTCGGTCACTACCTCTGGCGCTTCGACAAGGGCGTCTTCTCCGCCCGCGTCTGCGATCCGGCCCGCGACCCGCACACCGAGCACGCCGAGATCACCGGGCTGTCGCGCAACGACACCAAGACCTGCACCTACCTCTACGTCTACGGCGGATCGGCCTGGAAGCTCACCTTCCAGATCGACGTGACGCCCGAGGAGATCCCCGACCTGCTGGCCTACAAGGGCCTGCCGATGCTGCTGGCCAACCTGAAGCGCCGTTTCGGCGAGAAGTTCGTTGAGCCGGACGACAAGGGCAAGGCGCTGCTGGCCAAGGCCCGGCAGATCATCCTTGCCTTCGAGCAGAAGATCGAGGGCCTGAAGCTCCTCAAGGACGCGGTGACGAAGCAGGCCGAGCGGGACGGCTTCCTGATCGGCATGGACGGCCGGCGGCTGTTCGTCCGCAAGCCCCACGCCGCCCTCAACACGCTGCTGCAATCGGCCGGCGCCATCTCGTGCAAGCTCTGGATGATCCTCGTCCACCGTCACCTGCGCGAAGCCGGGCTGGTCCTCGGCGACGACTACAAGCAGGTGCTCTGGGTCCACGACGAGCTTCAGATCACCCACAAGCCTGAACACCGCGAGCTGATCCGCCGCGTCTGCCTGGAGTCCGCCCGCGAAGCTGGCGAGATGCTGGGCCTGCGTGGCGCCTACCGTGGCGAGGCAAAGACAGGACACTCATGGGCCGAAACCCACTAGGCGTCGGACATCCGGGAGTGGGGCGGGCCTATGTCGGCCCCATCTCCATGGAGGTGTTCCACGTCCTCCGCAAGATCGCCGGGGAGCCCATCTCCGTCGCATCCAACTTCGCGCGGGACCATGCGGTCTCTGTGGCCCTGGCCGCCTCCATTGGCTGGATCACGGTCGTGGAGCCCGACGGCGGCACCTACTCCCGCATCTGGAAGATGACCCTGCCGGGGCTGCACGCCCTGGAGACCAGGAGCCCGTGATGCACCAGCTCCAAGTCCTGGCCCAGGGCTTCGTCGTTCTCGCCCTCGGCCTCTCGACAGGGTTCGGCGTCGTGTGGACGACCTTTCGCATGACCGACGAGTTCGGCGAAACGGCCGGCTTCTTCACCTTCCTTGCCTGGGGCTTCGGCCTCGGCGCCCTCTTGCTCTGGGGAGCCCAGCCTTGACCAAGCGCATCCTCATTGTCGACGGCGATGTGATCGCCTTCAAGGCCGCCGCTGCTGCCCAGCAGGAGCTGCGCGACGAGGCCGGTTACCTCACCCCGTTCGCCAACAAGGCCATGGGCGAGGCGGTGGTCCACAACATGCTCTGGGGCCTGAAGCGTGGCCTGGAGGCGGACGACATGGTTGTCTTCGTCTCGGCGCCAACCAACTTCCGGCACCAGATCGCCGAGGACTACAAGGGCACCCGCAACTACGACATCCTCTCCCGCCCCCTGCTGCTTGGGCACCTCAAGCAGTACCTGCGGGACGAGTTCGGGGCCTCGCACCTGGAGAACCTGGAGGCGGACGATGCGGTGTCCCTCGCGGCGACCTCCGGCCTGCCGGACTTCCGGCCCGACAGCGCGGTGGAGCGCATCGTGGTCGGCCGGGACAAGGACTTCAAGTGCATCCCCGGCAAGCACCACCAGCTGAACGACACCACGCCCTCGGGGAAGATGATCGTCCGCGACATCAGCCTGGAGGAGGCCGACCGTTGGCACATGTTCCAGACCCTCAAGGGGGACGCCATCGACGGCTACAGCGGCTGCCCCGCCTGCGGTGACGTGAAGGCCAACTCCGTCGTCTACCCGGAGGATGGCATCTGGCGCCGCCTCGTGGCCCAACCCTACGTCAAGAGGGCAGGGGTCAACAAAGGGCAGGCCACCACCAAGTGGACCGAGGAGCCCTGCGCCGACCTCTGGGCTGTCGTAGTGTCCCACTTCGAGCGCCAAGGGCTGTCCGAGGAGGATGCCCTGCGACAGGCGCGTCTGGCCCACCTCCTGCGGGCCGGCGAGTACGACCATAGAACAGGGGAGGTGACGCTTTGGACGGCGGACAAATTGACCTCGGCGCTGAGAGGCTGAGGCGACACGAGGCCAAGCTGAAGGCCTTCCAGGTCATGTACGGGGTCAACGCGGGGCAGGCCTTCGCGGATGCCCACCGCGACCAGATGGTCCCGACCGGGGTCACGTGGCCCAGGGACTGGCACAAGCGCACCGACGCAATCGGCAACGAGAGGACTGGCTGATGTTCTATCTCTGGTACTGCGTCAAGAACGCCGATGGCTCCTGGTCCAGCTGGGGCCTCATGGCAGAATACCGCTCGCGCGGCGCCCGCACGGCGCTCCTCAACAAGTACCGGCGCAGCGCCGCCCTCAGTGGGCAGGCCATGCGCTTCAAGGTCCTCGACGTTCCCTACAGCGTCCCCTCGCACGAGCTGGGCACGGAGGTGGTCGAGTGAAGCTCAAAGTCATCAACCTCTACGCCGGCCCTGGGTCCGGCAAGAGCACCACCGCCGCCGGGCTGTTCAACCTGATGAAGACCTCCGGCTACAGCGTCGAGCTGGTCACCGAGGCCGCCAAGGATCGCACCTATGAGCGGGCCTGGGACGTGCGGAACAACCAGCTCCTCCTCTTCGCCCAGCAGGACCACCGGCTGCGGCGGCTGGAGGGGCAGGTGGAGTGGGCAGTCACCGACAGCCCCCTGCCGCTCGGCTGCGTCTACATCGGCCCCCTGTCCGAGTATGGCCGCTGGCTTCCCGTGGCCATCTGGTCGCGGTTCGCCCAGTACAACAACCACAACGTCATGATCCGCCGCGTGAAGCCGTATCAGACGTTCGGCCGCACCCAGACCGAGGCCGAGGCGCGTGCCCTCGATGCAGCCGCTCGGGGTACCTGGGAGGCAGCCGACACCCTCTCAGCCTCGCGGGGCTTCGAGGTCGATGGGGACGCCGAGGCGCCCTACGCCATCCTGCATAACCTGGGGCTGGCCGTGCCGGTTGTGCCCCGCAAATCGGGACTTGACTGGGAATGAACATGAACCCCGGCCCGGAGTTCGACCCCAAGGCACCTGACGGCGTTGCTTCATGGGTGCACCCCGGAGGCCAGAAGATCGTCGTCGCGACCTCCGGCCCCCTCAAGGCCAAGGAATACACAGCCTCTTCCCCCCTGCCTGAGCCCGGCCCGACCAAGTACGGCCAGAAGGACATGGTGAACCTCCCGGCCCACTACGCCCGCTTCCAGATCGAACCCATGCGGTTCATCGCGGAGAACGGCCTGAACTGGTTCCAGGGGAACATCATCAAGTACATCTGCCGGTGGGATGCCAAGGACGGTCGTCAGGACCTCCGCAAGGCCGCCCGGTACCTCCAGATGTGGCAGCTGTTCCTCGACGGCAATCCCGACTGGTGGCGGGCCTCCAAGCACCCGGATGAGCGCATTGACGAGCTGGAGCGCCAGTTGGCCGACACGCTCGCCAAGAACGTCTACCTCCAGCAGGAGATCGCCAAGCTCAACAAGGAGCTGGCGTCCGCCAAGGACACCAATGCCAAGCTGGTCGTTTCCAAGGAGATGGCCGGCACCACGCAGCGGTGGGCCGTGGGGCTCGCCGGTGTGGGTCGCCACGAGAACGCCGGCCACTATGACCGGATGGAACTTGACGAAGCCGGCGTTCCGCTGGTGTAACTTTGGGTGTAACGTGAAGCTCCCGCTTACGAAACATCAGTCGGTCGACGGCATCATGTCGGCCTTCCACAAGACCATCGCGGCGCTGTCCGCGCTGGCCGACCACAAGGACGCCGAGGCCCGCAGCAAGGAAGCCAAAGCGCAGAACCTCGTCAATGAGGCCCGTGCCGCCGACCTGGAAGCCGATAAGGCCCGCAAGGTCGCCTCGTCCATCACCGAACTGCTGGGGTAACGCCATGCTCTCGTTCTGGACTGTAACCGCCGCGTTTGTCGCCATGGGCGCCTACAACATATTCTACGCGAAACGGCCAGAACAGAACGCGCTGCTGGCTATCGCCCTCGTAGTTCTGTCATGGATTGCCTTCACTTAAGGGCATCCCATGCGCAGACCTAGCGCTACTCTCCGGTCAGACTGGCCGGAGATACCCCAAGACTTGCTCGAATTCCTGGAGAGCAGCTACCCGCCGAAGTGCCTTGAGCCCGACCAGTCCCGCGACCTCGCGGTGGACTACGGCGGCCGCGTGCGCCTCATCGGGGAGATGCGGCAGGCATTCGACATCCAGCAGGCACAGGACGTGCAATGACAGACGACGATAGACGGACCCTCCTGGAGGAGGCCGTCTCCAACCGCCAGCGAGCGAAAGCCCTGGAGGAGCAGGCGGACCAACTTTACGCGGACGGCCAGCACGCCTCCCGTTCAGCGGCGCGGGCCTACGCCCGTGTCGAGCAGCTGCGAGCGCTAGCACGTGAGTGGCGTGAAGCGGCAGCCTTCGTTGAGAAGGCCCTTCAGTAGCCATGTGCTTCGGCTCCAAGAGCCCGTCCAATCCGGTCACCAAGCCCTCGTACAGCGTCGATGACATGTACACGGCGGTGAAGACGGAGACCAAGGACGCGGCATCGGCGACCACGACCCAAGACGGCATGGTCGACCAGCGGCCCGCAACCAACCAGCGGGCCACCAACTCTTCCGTGACGGGAACGACCATTCCCGGCATGTGACCAGGAGCAATCCAACACCAATGTGCTTCGGATCGTCCAAGGTCCAGCAGGCTGAAACGCCGGCTGCGGCCCCGGCCGCGCCTGACCCTGCCGCCAAGGAGCAGGAGATCGGCTCGGCCCGCAAGGCGGAAGATCAAGCCGCCTACGGCACCTCCGGCAAGCCCTCGACCCGCGTCAACCGTGCCCTGAGCGGTGCGGCGACCTCGGGCGGCGCCGGCCTCTACATGTGAGGTGAGCCATGGCGCTCCGCTCTCCTCCGTTCAGCCTGGGCCGACCCGCCGAGGCCGTCTATAAGGCCGCCTCTGGTCCCCGCCAAGCCGTGATCGATGAGGGGCGGGCCATGTCCAAGCTGACCATCACCACGGTGATGCCACCGGATGGCTACGAGCCGGGCGACGACGTTGAGTCCCAGAACCAGGGCCTCTCGGCCTACCTCGTGGGCTCCCTCGCGTCTCAGCTCATGTTCATGGCCTTCCCGCCGGGCCTCCCCGTCCTGCGCTTCGTCCCCATCGAGTACCAGCTTCAGCAGGAGATCGAACAGGACCCCGAGCTGTGGTCGAAGACCGAGCTGGGCCTGTCGCGGCTGGAGATGATCCACCGTGAGGGGATGCAGACCACCGACCTCAAGTCGGTCTACGTCCAGTACGCCCAGCTTCTCCTCGTGGCCGGCAACGGCTGCTGGCGCCACACGGTGCTGGAGCAGCCCCGCTTCCACACGCCCGAGGAGTACATCGTCATCCGTGACAAGTACGGCCAGCAGCTTCTCGTCATCGTGGAGGAGACGGTCGCGGTCATGGAGGAGGACGAGGACACCCAGGACTTCTTTCTCCGCTACGACGAGGACCTTGGCGACAAGGACCCCTGGGAGCGCAGCGTCACCGTCTACACAATCCAGAAGCTGTGCATCCATGACAACGGCGAGCGCTACTGGGAGTGCTGGCAGGAGTACAAGGGACACCTCGTCCCTGGCACCGACTTCGAGTGCGACTACGAGGCGCCGCCCCTCCAGGCCGATTGGCTCATCCCCATCAAGGGGAAGAACTGGGGCAGGGGCTATTGCAAGCAGTTCGAGGGTGACCTGTTCACGCTGGAGCAGAACAGCTCCGCGATCAACGACGGCGCCGCCATCAACAGCTTCATGCTCCTGTTCGTGAAGTCTGGCCGGACCAGCATCAAGCAGGTCCGCGAGGCGCAGAACCTGGAGGTCATCCCAGGGTCGGCCGAGGATGTGTCTGTCCTCCGCACCGACAAGGGGGCGGACCTCAACGTGGTCGACAAGAACATCGAGCGGGTCTCCCAGAGGCTCGGCCGGGCGTTCCTGTCGGTGGCGTCCATCCAGCGGCAGGCCGAGCGCGTGACCGCCGAGGAATGGGTCCGCATGGGCCAGGAGCTGGATAAGGCCATGGGTGGCGTCTACGCCTCAATGGCCAACGGCGTGAACCGCCCCAAGCTGCTGCGCTTCATCGCCCTCAACGAGGAGGCTCACCCCAAGCTCCCGAAGCTGCCGCGCGGCTCCGTGGAGGTGAGGGTGGCGACCGGCCTCGACGCCATGGGACGCTCCGCCGAGGCCTCCGCGCTGGACCGGGTGGTGACCCGCCTCAACGCCGCGTTTGGCCCCCAGGCCACCGCCCAGATCGTCAATCCGCTCGACTACGCCCGCCGCGTGGCGGCCTCCGAGGGCATCAAGCCCGATGGGCTGATCAAGAGCGATGACCAGCACGCCAGCGATATGCAGGACCAGAAGAACCAAGCCATGCAGCAGACGCTCATGGACAAGGGGACGGGTCCGGCCATCCAGACCATGGGAAAGGCGCTCATGGACCAGATGTCGCAGGCACCCCAGCAGCCGCCGCAAGAGGGTAGCACCCAGTGAGTGACGCATCCAGCAAGCCGACCGCCGCGCAGGCGGTTGCCAACGCCCCGGCCAACCGTTCTGGCAGCGCCGAGGCCACCTTCGAGTCCACCGACGACCTCGGCAACGATATCGACTTCGGTGAAGGCCTCTCCGAGGAGGAGCGCGAAGCCGCAGCCGCAGCGCTTTCCCAGGAAGGCGAGGGTGGTGAGGAGCAGGAGGGCGAGGAACAGCCGAAGGACGAAGGCGCCGAAGACGATGATGCCGAGGCGTCCGACTACGAGGCCCTGCCCGACTTCGACCCGGCCAAGCCCGAGGTCCTGTCCGCCTACGACGGCCGGTTCTACAACGATGCCGGCGAGCTGGACCGCGATGCTCTGACCGCCGAGTGGAACGCCAACGCCAAGCCCGGCGAAGACGGCCAGCTGGTCGGCGAGCTGAACGAGGGCACCTACGCCTACCTCCAGCACCGCCTCGGCCTCCCGAAGGACACGGTGAAGGAGATCGAAGCCGCTCTCTCCTCCCGCAACGCCAACGCGGGCGATGCGTTGGTCACCGCCAGCTTCGGCTCGAAGGACAACTACCAGGAGGCCCTGAAGTGGGCGCGGGAGGGCGGCTACGATAAGGCCGGCCAGAAGCGCTACAACGCGGCCCTCAAGCGTGGCGGCCAGGACGCGCAGGACGCCCTCGACGCCCTTGCGGCCCGCTACGTCCGCGCCACCGGCAAGGCCCCGCTGGCCCCCGCCCAGAGCAAGACCAACCTCCCGGCCGGCCGTCCGGTCAACGCCAAGCGCGAGCTGGGCCGAGGCACCCCCGCCACCCCGGCTGCGGCCGACGACGTGTTCTCCAGCATGGCCGACTACCGCTCCGCCCTGCGGGAGGCCGGCAACGACCGCGCCAGGATCGAGGCGGCCCGCGCCAAGCTGCGCCGCTCCAACACCAAGGGCTGGGCCGACTAGGCCCGCCACCCCCCAACCGGAGTTCCAAGCATGACGTTCTCGAAGGCCATCGCCTCCATCCTCGCCGGCATCGTCACCCTCGTGGGCATGATCGTCGGCTCGAAGTACACCGACTTCCTGACCCCCGAGGTCCAGGGCGTGATCGTCACCATCATCACGACCCTCGCGGCGGCCCTGTGGAAGGACGGCAAGACGGTCATCTACGCCGACAAGTCCGAGGCCGCTGCGGTGGTCGCCGATCCCACCATCGACGCCAAGGCGGGCTGAGCCGTGAGCGAATGGCTGGCGGCCATCGTCGCCATCCTGAAGCTCATCAACCTCGTGCTGACCCGCGCACAGTCCGCCAAGGACGAGGGCATTGGGTACGGCAAGGCCGTTGAGGAGGCAGCCACCAATGTCTCCAGCATCGTGGCGGCGGCCGACAAGGCTGCTGCCGACAGTCGGGCTCACAGTGGCAGCCTTAGCGCTGACCAGCTGCGCGACGAACCCGACCCTTATCGACGCGACTGAGACCGTCGCGACTTCGTACTGCCGAGCCGCCAAGCCAATCAGCTGGAGCCGGCAGGACACCACCGACACCATCGTTCAGATCAAGGCCCACAACGCGGCCTGGACGAAGGTGTGCGGCTCTCCTAAGGAATAACTGACGCATGAGCGCATATACCGACGCCCGGTCCCGTCCCGGCGCCAAGCTCAACGGTGCTGACGACCGCCAGCTGTTCGCGGTCGAGTTCCTGGCCCAGGTCCTGGAGGCGTGGGCTCAGACCAACGACTACGAGTCGTTCTACTTCCAGAAGAACATCACCACCGGCAAGGCCGAAGAGTTCCCGATCATCGGCCGCAAGCGCGATGCGACGGACCACGAGCCGGGCGAGGAGGTGCTGGGCGGCTCCATCGAGGGCAACTCGGTCCAGATCGGCCTGGACAAGATGGTGGTCGACTCCGTGTTCATCGCGGACATCGACGAGCTGATCACCCACTTCGAGCTGCGCGGCCCCTACGCCCGTCAGCTGGCCGAGTCCCTGGCCACCGTCTTCTGCCAGCGCGTCGCGCAGCTGCACATCCTGGCCTCGCGCGTTACCACCCCGCCGTACACGGGCGGCCCGGTGCCGGGTTATGCCTGGAACGCGGCCATGGCGACCGACCCGAACGCCATCGAGAACGGCTACTTCGGCGCCAAGGAGTACATCAAGACGCGCGATGTCGGTGGCTCGCTGCGGGCTCGGCTGAAGTGGGCGCAGTACCTCCTCTGTGCTCGCTACTCCGGCTTCCAGGGCACCAACCCGGCGGGCCTGACCGCCGCCGCCCCGTTCACCCAGGACGGACGCCGCACGGGTGAGATGATGCCCTTCGCCGGCATCCCGACCCACCCGACCAACTTCATGCCGAGCACGAAGGTCATCACCGGCCCGTCCAAGTACCAGGGCGACTTCACGACCACCGTGGGCCACATCGGCACCGAGATGGCCGTGGGTATCCTGGAGCGCAAGGCGCCGAGCGTGACTGTGGTGAAGGCCCCGACCCGCCTTGGCACGCTGCTGATCGCCTCCCAGCTGCACGGCGGCGGCATTCTTCGCCCCGAGTGCTCCTACGAGCTGGCCAGCGCCGCCCGCCCGTAAGGCACTGATGCAGGACTGACGAAAGGGACCCTCGGCCTAACCGCCGGGGGTCTCTTTTGGCGCTTGCCTGAGCGAGGTGGACCACCCGCCACCTCCGCAGCCTGCCGGGTGGCAACTTCAGGCAAGCACCCAAGGAGACCCCATGACCGACCTCCAGACCACACCCACGACCCTCCTCCAGGCCATCAACCTAATGCTGGCCGCCATCGCGGTCGATGCCGTCGATAGCCTGGACGACATCAACTATGACACCAACGTCGGGCAGGCGTTCATCGCCCTCAACGACGCCTCCATGTCCATCCAGCTCGGCGAGGGCATCTCGTCCAACGTCGAGACGGACTACCCGCTGGTGCCGGGTGAGGATGGCACCGTTGCCCTTCCGGCCAACACCATCAAGTTCCGCCTCAGTCCGAGGTCGGGGGCACTCGACGTGGTGCAGCGCGGCCTGCGGCTCTACGACCGCAAGGGCCACACCTACAAGTTCGACAAGACGGTCTACGGCGACCTGACCATCGGCCTGGACTGGGATGAGATGCCCCAGGCGATGCGGAGCTACATCTTCAACAGCGCCGGCCTGACGTTCGTTGGCAACCGCATCCAGTCTGGGCAGGCCTATCGGTTCTCCCAGGCCAAGCTCGAAGCGGCGCGGCTCGCCTATGAGCAGGCCGAGATGGAGCAGGGAGGCATGGGCCTCCAGAACGCATTCGCCCAGGCGCGACGCAACCGCTTCCAGAGGTAGACATGAGCGACGAACTGGTGGGTCGGCCCGTACCGAACCTCATCCAGGGTATCAGCCAGCAGGCGGCCATGCAGCGCCGCCCGACTCAGGCGGAAGAGCAGTTCGACTGCATCAACTCCACGCTGGAGGGCTGCATTCCTCGGCCGGGCTACGAGCTGCTGCGGCGCATCCCCCTCCAGGACTGGCAGAAGGCCTACTTCGCGGAGATCGAACGCGGCACCTCCGAGCACTACCTTTCGGTGGTCAACGACGGGTCGCTCCGGGTCCTGGACCTGGAGGACGGCTCCGATTGCACCGTGACGGTCGACACGGACGCGGCGCCCTACCTCGGCTACGACGGCGGCAATCCACGCGACAACTTCTGCCACGCCACGCTGAACGACACGACGTTCCTGGCCTCGAAGGTCCGCCTTCCGGCCATGAAGTCCGACCTGTCGCTGTCCCGTCCACCCGAGGCCCTGATCTATTTCAAGGCTGGGGGCTACTGCGTCACCTACCAGCTGGCCATCACGTATGGTGGCAAGGTCTACCGCTGGACCTACACCACCCCCGACAACTCGACGGCCGGCAATGCGGCGTACATCACGACCAACCACCTCGCGGCGGCCTTCTACAAGGCGATGACCGGCGGTGTGGCACCCACGCTCGGCACGGCCGACTCTGGGTCTACCACCACGTCCGATAATGCCGGCGTCGGGGCGGCCACGACAGGCGGAAGCGGAACCATCGTCGGTACGACGGATATCCGCACCCTCGGCTTTTCCGTGGAGATCAAGGGCAACCTCCTCCGCATTTGGCGGGGCAGTGACCAGAACGACTTCTCCATCGATACGGCTGACGGGCAGGGTGATGCCCACCTGCGTTCCTTTAAGGACAACTGCGCCGCGTTCTCCGACCTACCGAAGAACGGCTTCGACGGCTTCCTGCTGAAGGTGCGTGGCACCGACAACACGAAGGACGACGACTACTACGTCCAGTTCAAGGGCAAGTCGGCCTCCAACGGGTATTGGGAGGAGTGTGCGGCCGAGGGGGTCAAGACCACCATCGACCCAGCCACAATGCCACACGTCCTCACCAACACCGCCTTCCGCGCCTTCACCCTGACGAAGCCCTCGTGGTCGACCAGGATTGCCGGTGACGAGGAGAGTTGCCCCGATCCGTCCTTCATCGGCACCTCCGTCCAAGACCTGTTCGTGGATCACAACCGGCTCGCCATCCTCACCGAAGGCACCGCCGTGTGGAGCAAAAAGCGCTTCTACTACACGTTCTTCCGCGACACGATGCAGACCGGGCTGGCTGATCAGCCAATCGACGTGGAGGTGGGCGGCGGCCAGCGCGTGGCGCTCCTGCGCAAGGCCGTCCAGGCGCTGGAGACTCTGTATCTGTGGGCGCCCGGTGTCCAGTACCGGGTCACCTCGGGGCAGGACCCCTTCAAGTTCGACACCGTCGACACGCCTCCGAGCACCTTCTACGAGTTCGTTGAGGCCTGCCGCCCCTGCGCAACCGGCTCCTCCGTCTACTTCCCGACCGAGGCGGGGGCCTACGTCTCCGTCCGCGACCTGATGTTCCAAAGCGGGAAGGTTGCCGGCGACACGGATGTAACGGAGCACGTCTCCAAGCTCATCCCGGCCGGCACCCGCATTCTGACGGCCAGCGACACGCTGCGCCACATGGTGCTCCAGACGGATGGCCACAAGGGCCGGCTCTACCTCTACAACTGGCTGTTCTCCAGCTCGGGAAGCCAGGACGGGGCGGTGCAGCGGGCGCAGTCGGCCTGGAACATCTGGCGGCTCCCCTCGGACCGCAGCGTCCTCTGGTGCAGCTTCTACAAGGCGAAGCTCTACGCAGCCCTGCAACACGGGGCGGACGTGGAGATCGTCTCATGGGACATGACGCCCCAGCTCAAGGACCCAGGTGAGGCATACAGCACCCGGCTTGATTGCCGCGTGGCTGAGGCCGCGTGCTCGCTGACCTACGATCCGGCAACCGACAGGACAACCATTCAGCTGCCCTACAGCCTTGGGGCTGACGCGGCGGCCCTTCGCATCGTGCAGCGCACCCGAAGCGACAACTTCGAGCGGGGCGAGGTGCATCTTTGGACCCAGGTCGGCGCCGACACGGTGACCTGCCAGGGGGACCTAACAGGGGAGAGCTTCTACCTCGGATATCGCATCAGTGCCGAACGTCTGGAGTCCCGGTTCTACGACCGCAATGACTCTGGCGTCGTCGTTCACGACAACCTGACCGTGGCCAACTTGCTGGTCAACTACGGGACCTCCGCCTACTTCCGGGTAGAGGTCGCCAACGAGAACGGCAAGATCAAGACCAAGGAAATGGTGGGACGCACCGCCGAGGGCGCAGGCTCCGAGACAGGAGGGCCGGTCATCGCGGAGGGCACTTTGCGGGTACCAGTTGGACTACCGGCCGACAAGGTGACGCTGCGTCTCATCAACGACAGCCACCTGCCCAGCGCGTGGCAGAGCCTCGTCTACGAGATCATCACAGCCAGCCATAGCCGACCGGGAGCCTAGCATGAAGATCGATGTTGTCCGCCCAACCGCCCAGCATGTTGCCTACATGGTGGAGCACTGCCGCGATGAAGACCGTCGCGAGTGGGAACTTTCACTGGGTATCCCCCTGGCCGAGCACCTGGGCTACTGCGTGGAACACGCCGAGTATTGCCGAGCTGCCCTTGACCCGGAAGGGCGCTGCCTCTGCATCTGGGGCGTCGACCGGCTCTGGGACTACGACGAGGACTGCTGGTCCGACCATGGCCAGACGTGGCTCATCGCGGCCAAGGAGGCCGTCCCCCACGCCCTGTCGCTGCACAGGCGGTTGGACGACCAGCTGGACATCATCGACGGTCTCTTCGAGACGACCATCGCGTTCTCCCTCGCCGAGAACACCCTGCACCACACGTGGATGGACTGGCTCGGCTACGACAAAGAGCCTGAGCCGCTGGCCCTCGGGCCGGAGGGTGCCATCTACCTCGCTTTCTCCAGGAAGCAGGACCTATGTGCTTCTCCCCTATCGTAGGGGCAATGGTCGGGGCGCTTCAGTCGGTCGCATCCTTCGCGGCAGCCCAGGCGGATTACAACGCCAAGGCTGAGCAGTGGAAGCAGAACTATCTGAACGCCCTGGCCTCGGCACGCGACGACCAGAACCAGCTGACTATCCGCCAAGTGCAGGAGGAGCAGGCCACAAGCCAGAAGCTCCATACCTCCCTCGTGGAGGAAGCCAAGAACAAGGCGGAAGTGGTTGCTGGCGCCGACTATGTGTCGGGCCTCTCGATTGACGCCCTCGTCAAGGACCAGGGCATGGCCGCCGGCACCAACCGGGCAGGCATCGAGCAGAACCTAAAGATGAAGGTGGCGCAGCTCCAGAAGGAGAAGGACGCCACGAACACCACGGCCCTCAACCGCATCAACTCGGTGGCCCGCCCCGTCTCGCCGTCTGGCTTCAGCCTTGCTGTGGGAGTGCTCGGCGCGGGCGTGAAGGCCTTCGGCACCGCTTAAGGAGACCGCGCATGGCCCGCTTTCGGCCCCGCGACATTGAGCTTCAGGACAACCTCCAGCCGGTCGCGGCGCCGGTCGCCTCCTACGTCCGACCCGCCGATCCGGCCCCTTCGCCACTCCATGACCTCGCCCGCTCTCTCGGCGACCTCGACCAGTCCATCTCCGGCGTGATCGCCAAGCGGCAGTCGGAGGAGCGCGAGAAGCAGGAGCTTCAGGGCCAGATGGACTTCGCCCTGGGCAACAAGGACGGCTACAAGGCCGCCCAGGAGCAGGGCGCGATCCCGATCTTCGCCGACCCCTACCGCTACAACCGGGGCTACCTCGGGGCGGCAGGAACGTCGATGGGGTCCGAGCTGCCCCTGGACTTCGAGCAGCGCTACCTGACGTGGGACAAGAAGGACGACCCCAATCCCGACAGCTTCAATGCCTTCTGGACGCAGTACGCCCAGGAGAAGCTGACGGCGGTGCAGGAGAAGTACGGCAAGGACGCCCCTTACGTCCTCCGCACCTTCCTGCCGGAGCTGAACCGCTTCCGTGACATCGTCCAGACGCGGCACATGAAGGACGCCCACGACTCCATCGTTGGGAAGTCGCAGGATGTCTCGATTGGTACGGCTTCCTCCCAGAATGACCTTGCGCTGACGGCCTCTCCCGACGCGTCGAAGGTGAACTGGGACGCGGTCAATGGCCGCTGGAACGCCAGCCGCGCCGACTTCGCCAAGTTCGGGGCCAGCCCGGCCCAGTTGCAGAAGTTTGACGAGGGCCTGATCAAGAGGGTCACGGACTTCGCCATCGGCCAGGAGGACCCTGCCCTGGCGGAGAAGGCGTTGAGCTTCTTCGACACCATCAAGCCCGGTACCAACGTGAAGTGGCGTGACACGGTGGAGGGTGCTGCGGCCTACGAGCAGGCTAAGAAGACCGTCGAGGGCACCGCCTACACGAAGCAGCTTCGGCTGCGCGAGTTGGCTGACAAGAAGCGCATCGAGGAGGCCCGTGGCCTCAAGACTGACCTTCTGCGCCAGCTCTTCGCCGATCCCGACGCCACTCTGGACCCCAAGAAGTTCGGTCGCCTCGGCGAGCTGGACCCGTCCGCCCAGATGGACATGATCCGCGACCGCAAGACCCTGAAGGAGGTCCGCGACTCCAAGGAGGCGTCTGACCCCAAGGGCCTGTTCGAGATCGAGCAGCAGCTACTCGGCGGCGCCGACGCCATGGACGCGATCAAGCAGGGCATCGGCCTCGGCATCATCCGCAATGGCGACGACATCAAGAGCCTGATGACGCTGGGCGACAACGTCAAGCAGAAGCAGGACGAGTACGCCAAGGTCCAGCAAGACCCTGCCTTCGTGGACGTGATGAACACCATCAAGTCCCGCACCAGCCGCGCCCCGCAGAACGGAGAGATCATCTTCGGTCCGGAGGGTGCAGGCCTGACCAACGAGGGCCTGAAGGCGGTCGGAGGCTTCCGGCGGCAGGTTCTCCAGTGGATGATGGACAACCCCAAGGCCACCATCCTGGAGCGCCAGAAGGCCATCTCGGACATCGGCACCCTGTGGATCAAGAGCATTGTGGCCAACCCCTCGGTGGGGCAGCCGGGGCATGTTCCCGCCGCCCCCGGTGAGGGAGCCAACCCGCCGTCCAACATCGTTGCTCCGACTACCGAGCTTCAGAAGGCCAACCCGGAAACCAGGGCTGATATGCCCGTGGTTACCGACGGCCCGGCTGGGCCTGGGGAGCGCCTTCCGCCGCAGCCTCAGGGCGTCCCTACGCCGCCCGTCAAGCCATCCACGCCGCCCAACCTGCCGATCACCGACCCGCAGGAGAAGGAGGCCTTCAACACGTGGATGCAGGGCATGACGCCCGCCGAGAAGCGGATGATGGAGGACGTGGCGCGGCAGCGCGGTGCCGACACCAACTCGTTCTCCATCTGGCTGTGGCGCAAGCAGCGCAACGCCATGGAGAAGGACCGCATGGCTCCGCCTCCCGGCCAACCAACCCCTTCCGCACAACCGGTCCCCGGCAAGCAGAGCGCGGCAGATACTCAGGCCCCGGTGGTCATGAGCGATGCGGCGCCCGCGTTCGACCTTGCCGATGGGATGCAGCTGGCGATGCTCACCCCGAATGAGGTGGCTACCCAGTTGCGGGATAACCTGCCCGAGCTGTTAGGCCAGGAAGCTGCCCAGGCGGCCCTGACAGCCGGGCAGGTGTCTCAACCGCAGGGGCGGCCGCTAACCGGCATCGCCTCCGCCTACTCGCCCATGAAGGGTGGAGACAGGATGGAGGGAGGTTACGCGGCATCCCGCCCAGGCCCGGATGGCAACACCCGCGTGTCGACCATCCAGGACTACGTTGAAGGGCGCAGCCCCTACGTGACCCTCGCCGGCAGCCCGACCTATTACGGCCGGCGCTATGTCATCCGCGAGATCACCGCCAACATCGGCGGGCAACCCGTCACGCTCCGCAACGTGCCAGCCGTGGTGCATGACACGGGCGGTGCCTTTGTGGGCGCCCCCGAGGGCCGCTTCGACATCGCCGCCGAGCGTGACAACGCCGAGGGCACCAGCTCGCAGCCGTACTCGCAGAAGCCCATTGAGTTCGTCTCCATGGGCACCCCGATCCGGCCCGGCCCGTACGTCACCTTCACGGGTGGCAACGCGGTGGACTTCCTTGCCGCAAGGACGCACCACCCGCGTGAGGCCATCGCCAGGATGGACCCAGAGCTGACCAACCGCGTGGCCGCCCTGATCAATGACGCCCCTCCGGCCATCAAGGACGGTCTTGGCGTCTACTCGGGCTTCCGCGATAGCCGGCGTCAGGCCGAGCTGTACGCCGCCAGCGACAAGAGCGGCAAGTGGGTCGCACCGCCCGGCCGCTCCAAGCACAACCACGGCGAGGCTGTGGACCTGGGCTGGAACGGCAACTCGTTGGCCAAGGCTCCGCCTGAAGTGGTCCGCTGGGTCCACGACAACGCCGCTCGCTTCGGCCTGTGGTTCCCCCTCTCGTATGAGAACTGGCACGCCGAGATGACCGGCAGCCGCGACAAGAAAGCAACATGAAGCAGGACATCCGCCCCATCTGGACCGTGGTCGCCTATGGTGACCTCGGCATCCACGAGATCGCCGGCCCCAAGCACAACCAACGCGTCCTCGATATCTTCCGCATCGCCGGCCACCCCGAGGTCAAGGACGACGAGACCGCGTGGTGCGCCGCCGCGATGGATGCGTGGCTCATCTCCGCCGGCCTCCCGGCCCAGCTGGATGCGAACCGCAAGGGCACGCTCTGGGCGCTGGACTACCTCAAGTACGGCGTCAAGCTGACAAAGCCGGCGCTCGGCGCCATCGGCGTGAAGAAGCGCTACAACTCGGCCGGCAAGTTGGTCGGCGGCCACGTCTTCCAGATCGTCGGCTACGACCCCAAGACCGGGATGGTCAAGGCGCTCGGTGCCAACCAGTCCGACTCCGTCTGCGTCATGGACATCCCGCTCGACAAGGTCGCGGGCATCCGCTGGCCGGCCAACGTGCCGCTGCCCACCCCCGAACAGTACGACCTTCCGGCAACGGTGTCCGGCTCCGCCAAGGCGGGCGGCTCCGAGGCCTGACCTCAGGAGGCAGCCTAGATGGCCGACCCGAAGTCTCTCACCGAGCAGATCAGCCGAACGACCGGCAAGGGTGACACACTGACCGACGCCCTCGACACCATCGAGTTCCTGGGCGGACAGCCAGCGGCCACCTCCCCGGCACCGCAAGCTGACTCTTCCGTGCCGGCCCAGGTCGGCGAGCCGGAGCCGTTCTCTGGCATCCAGAACCAACCAGTCGCACCTGAAGCGCAGGCCCCCTCCGATGCCGATCTGGTTCGCCCCGGCTTCGCGGAGATGCTTCAGTCGGCGGCCCAGGAGTGGGACCAGTCGGCGCAGGCGGACCCCAGCTTCGCGGCTGACCAGCTGGCGACCGCCCGAGGCCAGGACGTTCTGGCGCCCGGTGAGCTTCCGTCCGACCCGGTTGACCGCGTCAAGGAAGACCTCTGGCGTGGCACCAAGGCGGTCGGGGCTGGTGTCCTAGCCGCCGGCCGGGAGCTGGGGCGCTTCGGTCTCCAGCCTGTTGACGCGGCGCTTGGTACGGACCTGACGAAGCGCTGGGAGAAGCGGAACGAGGCAACCATCCGCTGGCAGGAGGACCTGGAGAAGGGCGGCGCATCGCTCGCCATCGGCGCCTCCCAGTTCACTGCCGGCTGGATGGCCCTAGGCTATCTCGGGAAGATGAAGGGCGCCGGGGAGACCTTCGGCTCGACCGCCAAGGCCGCCGCCCGGTTCCTCAAGGCTGGCACCGTCCAGGCTGCCTTCTTCAACGAGGACAACAACCGGCTCCTCGCCCATGTGAACCAGATACCCGCCCTGCGCGGCCCCCTGGCCAACATGCTGTCGAACGACCCGAACGACACCATCGCGTGGAAGCGCTCCATGGGCGCCCTTGAGGCGATCACCTTGGACGCGGCCCTGTCGAAGTTCCTTGGCCTGTTCGTACGCGGCAAGGTCAAGCTCGACAAGGGCGACGTGGATGGGGCGGCCGAAGACCTTGCCGAGGCGGCCACGGCGTTCGAGAAGTACCAGAAGCGAGCCGTCACCCCCTATGAGGTGAAGGTGGAGGAGGGCAGCTACACGCAGCCGCCCGCCGCCACTAACGACAACGGCAAGCTGGTTCGGAGCGCCAACGACAACGCCGCCTCGGGGCAGGCCCCCGAGCTGAGCCCCCAGGCCGCGCAGGGCGAGCAGTTCCTTCCGAGCGATCCGCGCCGCACCCTTCCGTCGAACGACAACCGAGACATCCCCGGCCTTCAGCAGGGCGGTGGCCGGTTCCGTCAGGGCGGTGGGGCATATGGCGCCGACAGCACCTACCTCGGCAACTCCGACATCGGGGTCACCACGGGGCAGGAAGGGCTCAATGCCTTGGACAAGAGCCGAGGCGTGGTCCAGACGCCGCGCCCCGGTAACGACAACACGTTCCGGCCCGGTGCCGGCCCGTCCGAGGCCCGCGTCAATGTCACCGACAGTGGCATGGTCGGCAAGGAGGCGCCACCCGTTGCGGCCAACGCCAACGAGCCCCCGCCGCCGATTGATGCGTGGGGGCAGGACAACATCAAGCCCAGCGAAACGGTCGATCTTCGCGGCCAGACTTTAGGAGTTCAGGACAATGTACCGATTGGTGAGCGACGAGCGCCGCCTGGAAGCGGCCCGGATGGCCGTGGCGGACCTGATGGAGCTACGGCCGGAGGGTCGGCGCAGCGTGGGGTACGTGACAGTATCTCTCCCTCGGCGGAAGCCCCCCGTGCCGGTGCCGATGCTGCGGCGGCTGGAACCCCTGGAGCAGGCGATGTTCGAGGGCGAGGCCCTGCTGGCGTGGCAGGCGAAGGGAATGCCCGCGCAGGAGTGCCCGATGCCCCTGCCTCCGATGTACGTCCGCGTGATGTAGCTCCCAAACTCGCCTCCCAGGCCTCCAGGGACGCCAAGGCCGTCGAGGCTCACGGCTCCTTTGACGAGGCGCTGGCGGCGGGCGAGCGCATCGGTAAGCCGAACTTCCCGTGGCAGAAGGTTGTCGATGAGCCCAAGCAGCTCCAGGACCTCCTGTCCGAGGTCGTCGCGGCGGACACCAACAGTGCTCCCGCGAAGGCCCCGAAGTCCGACGCCAAGACGCTCGCCGAGATCACCCGCTTCTCCGAGGCGTTCGGGCTCGACACGGACGGCTTCATGATGGGCCTCGGCAAGGCCGCCAGCACGGCGAAGACCCTGGAGGCCCAGACGCTGGCCGCCTTCAAGGTCGCCATGACGGTTGCCCGCGACATGTACACCCTCGCCAATCGCATCAAGATGGGCGCCTACGGGGAGTACGGGACGCGGGACGCGGCGCTGGAGGCCCTGCGCAAGCACACGGTGGCGTTCAACGCCCTGTGGGACCCCATCTCGGAAATCCGGGCCTTCGGCGGGCGGATGAACCGGGCGTGGCGGGGGGACCTCTTCGAGAAGGTCAACCCGAGCCTCCTCAAGGCTGCCGGCAACGATGCGAACCAGCTGGTTCTTGGCGGTGCAGATGACTCCCTCGTGGACGCCATCATCAACACCCAGGGCCGACCGGATGCCATCCGCCAAGCGGTGGTACCGGCGAGCTTCGCGCGGAACGCCATCGACGGCGCCCACTACGTCTTGATGAACAGCGTCATGACGGCCACGACCCATGCCATCAACATGGTGGCCAATACCCTCATGCTGCCGATCCGGGGAGGCCCGGTGAAGGCCTTGGGGGCTCTGATTGGGTCCGGCCTCAAGGCAGTGGGCGTCAAGGGTGTCCACGAGATGTCCGCCACCCGGCAGGTCGCTCTCGCCCAGAGCTACCAGCTGGGCGCCGAGCTATTCACCGGAGCGAAGAGCATCCTGTCGATGCTGTTGCAGCTGGACGGCAAGGGCCTCGCCAACACGGGACCTGTGCGGGCGTTCATCAAGGGCGAGAGCATCATCGACCCCCACTCGTCCGCGTCACTGAGCGTTGGCCGTGTGATCGACCAGATGCCGTTCCGTCCCATGGCGAACACCAAGGACGTGCTCTTCAATGGGCTTGTGGCCGGCGGCAAGCTGCTTGGCTACAACACGCGAGCCTTGGGTGCAGCCGACGAGCTGTTCAAGGGCACGATAGCGCGGTCGAACATCATCGGCCGGGCCACCGTGGAGGGCCAAGGGCTCGGGCTCAAGGGCAAGGACCTTACGGCGTTCGTCAATCGGCGCGTCGAGGAGGCCTTTGACGAGGTCGGCGCCTTGATCGACCCCGTTGCCAAGCGCGAGGCCGAGATGGCCACCTTCTCCCAGCCCCTCATCGAGCAGGGGGAGGGTACCTTCGATTGGACGGGTATCACTGGCCGCAACATGTCCCTCATGTTGAACAAGATGCAGGCCATGAAGCTGGTCGTGCCGTTCCTGCGGACCCCCATCAACGCGCTGCGCTACAACATCCGCCTGACACCCGGCCTCAATCTCGTGCAGAAGCAGTTCCGTGACGAGCTGTTCGGGCTGCATGGCGAGACGGCCCAGGCCCAGGCGATGGGTGAGGCGGCTCTGGCGACCTCTCTGGTCGGCCTCGCGGCCTACTGGGCGGCTCAGGGCAACATAACGGGGCTTGCCCCAGAGAACCCCCAAGCCGCCAAGGCCTTCGCCGACGCGGGGAACAAGCCGGGTCATGTCCGCCTGCCGGCCACGGACACGTGGGTCAATCTCAACCGCCTGGACCCTGTCTCGGCGCCGATGATCCTGACCGCCACGCTGGTGCAGGCGCTGAAGTCCAAGCCCGAGCTGGGTGAGGTCGACCAAGCAGGCCTGACCAAGGCGGTCGGTGCCATCATGATGTACACGGTGGCCCTGGCCAAGGATAAGAGCTACCTGCGCGGCCTCTCCGACTTCCTCGACGCGATGAGCGATCCGAGGCGGGACGGCGAGCGGTGGGTGGCCCGAATGGCGGCCAGCCTGATCCCGCTCAATGCGACGATGCGGCAGATCAATGGCGACCAGTACCTCCGCGAGGCCCATGACTTCGTCACCAGCTTCGCGGCCAGCACCATCGCCAGCTCCACGCTTCCCTCCCGCATCGACGCCTGGGGCGATCCCATCACGGCCGGCAACAGCCTGATGGCCCACCCCCAGCACGGCATTGTCGAGGACGAAGCAGCTCGGATGGCCATGGACGCCAACGTGGCGCTCGCCAGCCCGCCCAGCCCGATGAAGGGCGGCGCGGACCTGCGGGACGTTACCATGCAGGATGGTGCCAACGCCTACGAGACGCTGTCCCGCTGGTCCGGCTACCCGGATGGCCAGAAGCCTCTGAAGAAGGCGGCGGCTGACCTCATCCAGTCCGAGACCTATCGCAACGCCGAGGACGGCCCCCCGACCATCCGGGGGACCAAGGCGTGGCTCATGCAGCAGCTGACCTCGAAGTACCACTCCGCCGCCATGGAGCGCCTGATGAAGGACCCTGCGGTGCTGGAGGCGGTGCAAAAGAAGCTGATGGCATCCAAGTCCGCCTACGAGGCCAACAAGGCCGGGGCGGGGCAGGGGCAGGCTAAGGCCGGCCTGAGCACGATCCAAGGCATCGCGCAGGCCTTCGGTCTGTCGCAATAAGGACTTCAATGGCCTATTCGCGCAATACCTACGTCGCGGATGGCACCACCGACACGTTCTCCCTGAGTTTCACCTACCTGTCCCCGGCCTACGTCTACGTGACCGTGGATGGGGTGGCTGTGCCTCAGGGAGACCTCGTGTGGCTGACTTCCGCCTCCATCAAGCTGCCCACGACGCCCGCCAGCGGCAAGGTGGTGAAGCTCTACAGGCAGACCCCCAAGAGCACCCCGCTGGTCGTGTTTGCGGATGGCCCCCTCGGGGCTCGCTCGCTCAACCGAGCCTTCAGCGGTCTCCTGCATATCGTTCAAGAACAGGTCGACGACACCGACGAGGTCAAGGCCATCGGTGACAATGTCCTGACCTACCTGGACGAGATGGCCAACTACTATAACCAGTGCGTTAGCCTTGCGGCGGCGGCGGCGAGCGCTGCCAGCTCGGCGGCGGCTGATGCCGTGGCCTCTGTCCAGTCCACCCTGGCGGGTTACGTCACGGCGGCCCAGGGTTACGCCTCCACCGCCACCACCAAGGCAGGCGAGGCGGCTGACAGTGCCGGCGCAGCGGCGGCGAGCGCGGCGACCGCTGCCACGTTCGACCCCTCCAGCTACTACCCCAAGACCGACTTCAAGTCGGACGGGACGGCTGGGGCGCCTGTTCTGTACACACCCAGCGGCCAGCTCATGGCCGTGGAGGTGGATATCGATCGCACCGCTGGTACCAACAAGTGGCTCCAGTGGAAGACCGATGGCGTCCCCCGGTGGACCATGAAGTCGGACACCACCGACGCGTTTGCCTTCAGCGCCTACAGCGATGCCGGTGCGCTCCTCGGTAACGTCTTCACGGTCAACCGCCTGACCCAGGACTTCACGTTCACCAAGACCCCCCGAGGCCCTACCCCCACTGCCGGGGACAACACGACCAAGCTGGCCACCACCGCGTATGTCCAGGGCGAGCTTGCTGGTGCCGGTGCGTGGACCCTCATCTCGGAGCAGAACCCCTCTGGGGCGGCAGCCGTCATCTGGACCGACCTGTCGGCCTACTCCGAGCTGCGGCTTGACTTCTACGAGGTCACCACCACCTCGACGGGAACAGCCAACCCTGTCGTCCAGCTCTCCTCCGATAACGGCTCGACGTGGCTAACCTCTGGGTACGTCTCTCGGTCACTCAGCGGCTCCTCCGCGTCGGTGACCGCTAGCGCCGGAACGGGGACCGCCCTCTTCAGCGGGTTGGCCACCGTTAGCTCGGGCCTGACGCTGGCCGGGCAGCGTATAGGGGGTAGCGTCTACCTCCACCGTGTCAATGACGCGGCGCGGCGCACCACCGCCGAAGGCATGCTGGGGTCCTCGTACAACGGCGAGCACTACGTCGGCACCTTTGAGGGGCGCCACGACACGGCAGCCGCCCATAACGCCCTCCGCGTCTTGATGAGCACCGGCAACGTCGCCGGTACCCTTGCACTGTGGGGTCGCAAATGAAGGTACTAGTCTCATCTCTCGACCCCGATACTGGGGAGCGCATCACAACCGAGCGCAACCTAGCACCCGAGGAGGAGGCGGAACTGTGGCCCCCTGCTTCTCCCGTGCCAACCCGGTCCGTCACTCGGCGCCAGTTCATGCTGGCCCTTCACGTCTGGCAGCTCCGGGACACCGTTGAGGCTCTTGTTGCCCAGGCTGGAGGCGTCACAGCCATCGCGTGGGACAACACCGGCACCTTCCTGATCGACGACCCCATGTTGGTCAGCCTCGTGTCCCAGCTGGATGCCGCCACTAACGGCCAGTTCACGTCGGACCAGCTCCAGGAGTTCTTCGACTTCGCGGCCACCCTCTAGGAGCCCGATGGACAATACCCCAAGCACTGACCCGGTGGAGCGGCTGGCCAAGCTGCCCGCCATGGTCACCTACGATCAAGTCATCAGGCTCCATGAGCGCCTGACCGAGGTCGTTACCAAGGTCGACCAGCTCCTCACCCTCCACTCGGACCTGAAGCACCTCGATGGTCGGGTCCGTGATGTCGAGAACACCCTTGCCGCCGGTAAGGGAACCATCAGCTCGGCCGCGTGGCTGGCCCAGATGGTCCATTGGCTGACCACCGCTGCCCTCGCCGGCTACACGCTGTGGCAGACCTTCCACCCCTGAAAAAGGAGACAGCATACATGGCACTTTCCAACTACGGCTCCGTGGCGTACTTCGTCGGCGACGGCAACACCAAGGCCTTCCAGGGGCCGCGTATCAGCGACGCCGACCAGACCCTCGTTGTCCGCGTCGATGGTGGCGCCCCGAAGGTGCAGGGCACCGACTACCAGCTCAACCGCGATGGTCCGCTGCCGGTGGTGACGTTCGCGACGGCTCCGGCGCTGAACGCCGACGTGCGCCTCTCCCGCGTTACCCCGCGTGGCGTGGTGTCCAAGAGCCTCGTGATGGGCGACGACCGCGACCCGCTCGACCTCATCAACGAGTTGCTGGACGCCGGCCTCGAAGGCACCGTGCAGTTCTTCGTCAACGCGACCGACCTCGCGGCCAACACGGCGCAGGAACTGCTGGCCCCGGTGGCTGGTCGTATCTCCCGCATGGACACCATCGTCTCGGCGACCATCACCACGGGCGGCACCATTGTCCCGCAGGTCGGCACCACGAACGTCGCCGGCTGGGCCACCCACTCCCACGGCTCGAAGAAGGCTCTGGGTGACATCGTGTCCTCGGCGCCGGCCGACGAGACGGTGGCCACCGCCTACATCCGCAAGTCTGCCCGCCTGCGGGCCGTCCTGGCGTCGTTCGCCACGGCGGGTGCGCTGAACGGCCAGATCGCGATCCGCCCCTTCGGCTGACCTGATGGCCGAAGACGAGGAGGGGCTGGAGGAAGGGCAGGGCGGCGCTCCCATGGAGCAGGCCTACCAGGAGCGTCTGGCACGGCTCGCCACCCTGACCCGCGAGGAGCTGATCGAATACGGCGACTACCAGCTCCTCCTCCAGCTCATCGCCCGCGTCGACCTGGGGGTGGCATCTCACCAAGAGATGTCCGTCCTCAGGGCGGTGCTCAATGACCAGCGCCTCGTGCTGGCCAAGCTCAACCCACCCAAGGACCCGAAGCTGATTGGCAACGTCTCGCCAGAAGCGGTGGGCCAGGGAGCACGGCTTCCCGCCCCCAACCAAATCCTCATGCCGCAGTTCGAGGACGAGGATGATGGCGAAGTGCCGGCTCCCACGGCTGACGGCTGATCGCCTCTACGCAGCGGTCATCATGGCCCTGCTGGGCGCCTACGTCCTCGTGATGCTCATGGTGGGCATCGGCCTGATTTTCCGGCCCTCCGTGGCCGCTGTAGGCCGCTGAGCGGCCATCCGGGCTTGCATGGACTTCGACATCGAAAAGGCAAGGGGGGCCGTATCGCGGCTCCCCAAGGCGGCACGCATTCCGCCACCCCTCGTCATCCCCGAGGACAATCTGGACGCGGCCATCCGGGCCGACTTCCGCGTCTTCCTCGTGCTCCTGTGGCGCTTCCTGGGGATGAAGGACAAGCACGGGAACATCCAGGACCCGAGTCCCCTCCAGCTGTCCATCGCGTGGTACCTCCAGCATGGACCTGACCGCGCCATCATCATGGCGTTCCGAGGCGCCGCCAAGAGCTACATCTGCGCGGCCTTCGTGCTCTGGCTTCTCTATTGCGACCCCCAGAAGAAGGTGCTGGTGGTCTCGGGCAGCCTGAAGCGGTCAATCGCCTTCACCAACTTCTGCCTGACCCTCATCCGGTCGTGGCCTCTCATTCAGCACCTGACCCCTGGCCCCAGCCAGCGGTCCTCGGCGTCAGCCTTCGACGTTGGCCCGGCGATCCCCGACCAGTCCCCCTCGTTCCACGCGGCTGGTGTCCTGGGTCAGATCGTCGGCTTCCGCGCGGACATCATCGTCCCTGACGACGTTGAGACGAACATCAACTCCCTCACCGCCACCAACCGAGAGAAGATCAGGGAGGCGGTCAAGGAGTTCGACTCCATCCTCAAGCCGGGCGGCCGGGTGGTCTACCTGGGCACGCCGCACGATGAGGAGTCGCTTTATAACGAGCTGCGCAAGCGCGGCTACAAGGCTCGCTGCTGGCCCTGCCGGTACCCGAAGCCAGAGGAGATGGCACGGTACGAGGGCATCCTGGCCCCCTTCCTGGCCAATGCCCTACGCCGCAACCCGGAGCTGGCCGGTAAGCCCGCCGAGCCTGGGAGGTTCCCAGACGAGGAGCTGGATCGGCGTCTCCTGTCTCTTGGCGCCGCTGAGTTTGCCCTTCAGTTCATGCTGGACACCAGCCTCGCCTCCAAGGACCAGTACCCGCTCCGCCTAGCCGACCTGCTGGTCATGAAGCTGGCGGACGACATGGCCCCCAACAAGGTGACTTGGGGTGCCGGCGAGCCGCTGCGCCACCTCCAGCCCATGGGCTTCGACGGTGACTTCTACTATGGCCCGGCCTTCTACACGAACGATGAGTTCTCCCGGTTCTCGGAGGTCGTTGGCTTCGTGGACGGCTCGGGCCGAGGCGCCGACGAGACGGCCCTGGCCATCGTGGGCGAACTGCACGGCACGCTCTACCTCCTCTACCTCTGGGGGTCCAAGGATGGCTTCTCTCCGGCCACCCTCACGGCCATCGCGCAGGCCTGCGTCCGCTTCAGGGTCTCCACCCTCCGCGTAGAGGCCAACTTCGGCGACGGCATGTTGTCTGCCCTTCTGCGCCCCTACGTGGCCCGCGCCTGGGAGGCCTACAACAAGAACCGCCGAGGTGGCGCCACGGAGATGGCTGGCACAGAGCTGGTTGACGTGCGCCAGACAACGATGTCCAAGGAGCGGCGCATCCTGTCCATCATGGAGCCTCTGACTCAGGCCCATCGGTTGGTCGTGGCTGAGCGCGTCATTGAGTGGGACTTGCAGTCGGTCCGCTCCATGCAGGTCGAAGAGGAGCTTCGTCGCCACTACTCGTTCGCCTTCCAGCTCACCCACCTGACACGCGCCAAGGACAGCTTGGTGCATGACGACAGGCTGGACGCGGTGGCGGGAGCATGCGCGTATTTCGCCGAGGATGTTCAGGCGGCTGGGTCGGATACGGACAAGCAGCTGGAGGTCCTGGACTACGAGCGGCGCCTGGAGGAGTTCGAGGAGTGGTTGGCTAACGCGGAGACCGTCAGTGGAAAGAAACCAAGTGCCCCTGATCGACGCATCCGCGCCCGTCTCCCTACTGCGCGGTAA